CTAACTCTTTCTTTCTTATAAAGATCAAATCCCAAATCAATTGTTACATCCAGCGTATCTCCATCAAGGACACGATTTACCTCCACTACTCTAAAATTGTAACAGGACTTTCTGCTTGGTGGTTGCATAGCACCCATAACTAATCCTCATTTTTTTTTATTTATCGCATTTCTCTTTCTCGCTTCACTAATTTTTCTTTAGTTGTAACAACTCTTCCTGTTCGGCGGCAGCATCTTCCCCATCTTCCAACTCCTGGTATGCTATCTTCATTATGTATGCAATATAATACGCCACACCAAAAAGCAGTATCACCATACACCAGATGATACTCCAAGTTACATCATTAACATCATTTAGAGGACGAAGAATCAGATTCATCAAAAGTAGAAATGCTAATAATATCTAGCCCTTCTACTTCAGATGGTGTTGATTTGATAACAGGTTTCTTCTCTTCCTCTTCCCATTGTTTTCTTATTTCTTCTGCTTGCTTATCAACATCCCTAATGACTGCTTCAATCTTTGCATCTATCCACAGTTCTTTCAACCAAGTAATAAATCCTAAAGCAAGATGATCGATGGGAAACTTTTGTTTCTTTGCCCATCTCTCTGCTTTTAAATACCAAGTATCTTCACCACCCCAATGGTGTTCAAAGTTTATTTCTACCTTTTTATCAGCAGTCATTAAATGCAGACCCTACTTCAGATCCAATAGTTTCTCCAACTTGATTTCCGAGAAGAGATGCCCATCCTGCTGCTAACCATCCAATGTAAGGAATATTCATTACTGCAGGAACTAAGACACCAGTGCTAATTGCTGTCCCTGCCATTGCACCTTGTGATCGTGCTCCAGCGTCCGCGATCAAACACTCTACGTCTTTTGCAGACTTTCCCTCAGCATCAGTTGCACCTCCACCTATGTTACGTGTTCCGTCCATAGTGTATTGGTCACGACGATATTCATTTCTTTTTTCAGTTCCACCACCAAAAAATCCTTTCTTGGTTTTATCAATATTTAAAGATCTCTCAGACTCTAATACTTTAGGGTCATTTGCACGATACTCAATCTCATATCCATCCTTTCCAGCTTTGATTTTGTAGGATGAATAAGGACCTCTAGGAAGATTAATTGTAGGTGCTGGTTGAACTGGTGGTTCTTTCTTAATAAGATGTCCAAGAACACCAATGTGTGCTAAAGCAATAACCCCACCAACACTCAAAGCAACCCATTTAAAAGGACTGCTCTTTGGTTCTGATGGGGATTCACTTACAATTTCTGTGGATTCTTTTGATGTCCATTTCATTGTTTGTTAGGCTCAACGGCAGAAACTACAGGTGGTTCTTCTTTCTTTGCTACTGGTGATGATGTTTTTCCATTACCATTACCATTACCATTTCTAGCAGGACTCAAACCGAAGGCAGCTAACGAACCAGAAAAGACCGAAGCTATGAATGTGGGGTCAAAATCTAAGATCTTCTGACCGTTTGGAAGTCTAACGTAACTAAAAGTGAGGAGAGATGCAGACCAAATAAGTACAACAACTTTCACCAAATTACCAAGAACTTCATTTTTATCTTCATGATGATCATGATGGTCTTTCTCTTCTACTTTTGCTTTGGATTTGCCAAGCATGAGTATAGAGTAAGGCAGTGCTATTTAGGGAACCAATGCATCAACTGTTAAGTTTGTGCTAACAATTTTATTGTATTGCTTACAAAGTTCTTCACTTGATTCATGTTCCCATTTGTGATAGACATTCTTAAGTTGTTTTGTATAATCAGAACCATCACTGTTTCTCATTTCATTGGCAACAATGGCTTTGATTAATACATCTCTTGTTAAGTTAGTCATTCTAGATTTCTTGTATCCAACAAAGAGTTCCCAAATATAACATGAAGAGAAATCTCACGGAACTCTTCTTGGCTGGTTTTCCTGTGTAGGATTTTATTATTTAGCAATAAATCTTTGTTCAACTAACCACTTACGGGTCAATGGTGTTGGTTCATAAACTTCCCACATCGGTGTAGGTGATGCACATGCCTTTAGAGCATTCATAGTCATACCTTCAGTATGTCCTGCCCAGAATGCTTCTTTCTCCCATGGCCATGCTGCTTTAGGATAGGTATCCTCCACAACATTCTGCCAATACTTTGGAACTTTCTCTTCTGGATTGATAAGAGCAACGAAAGAGTTATCAATACTTCCTGCCATACAATCTTGGGCGGCATGATAACCTTCATGTCTCATCACTGACATTAAAGCACCAGGGCGTCCCATAAATGCTTTGTTGAGGAAAAATTTATTTTCTTTGGTGTGATATAGTCCCCTAGTACCTACAACAAAATACTTTTGGTCTGCTAAAAACACGTCAATTCCGATTTGATTGAGATAAACGAGCATGGAGTTGAACTCGTTAGCAACATAAGTAAAACGCTCAGGATTATCATACTCAGTAGACACATCAAGTAAACTGAAGACTTGTTTGACATCCTCCGTACACTCCCTAAGAATCATACACCCAGTTGCATCAGGAGAAAAGAACTTAACTTCTGGATCTTTTGCTAATGCTGGTGTAGCAAGTGTAAGTGCTGCTGCTACACTAAGAATTTTTTTCATCATAGTTTAATATCCAATATACTACATATCCTACGCCAATCAAAAGCAAAATTATACTGATGATTATGCTCCAAGTTGGGTCATTAATATCATTCAGTGGTTTCAGTATTAGATTCATGATGAGAGAATGGTTCCCAATGTTCCCATCCATATTTATGTACCGCCCACATACCTAGAATGGGAACAAATACCAAAGAAAATCCCATGATGCCTAAACACCATGGACGTTCCATTACTGCTCTTGCTATATGTCCTAGTTCGTGCATCATTGATCTGATAAAATAGAAACTAAAAAAATAAATATACCAAACGAAAGCATAAAAAGTAAGATTAACGCTTGTGAGAAGTCCATGTTTCCCAAGGGTCTGAGTTATGTATACACGACTGTGGATGTGCCCACTCTTCTTCTTTTATAATTGATAGTTGAAATCGCAATCTTTTGACTTCTTCTTTCAACCATTTGTTCTCAATTTCTAATTCTGTAATTCGATCCATAAATCTCTAAAGTATTTGTCTACATGATGTAAGCAATCCAGTGGTGCTATCTCATCGTGTAATGCCCAACCTAAACAAAAGTCAGACATCTCTTGAGTTACACGAGGAACTCCATACATTCTGGCAAAGGAAGATAAAGCAAAATTATACCGCCTCTTAGTGAGCGGTTCCATTTCCCTTGTACATATCAGTGTCGTAATATCCACCTTTCTTTGCTCCAAAGTAGAGTGTAGTTAAAACAAAAGGCACCGCTACAATCAGCAGTGCCCGTCCGAGTAAATGCTCCATGTTTTTTTATTGGGAATGTGGGAAATAACTGAATTTAATACGAACCATTTAGATGCTGTAGAATGAACTACATGCTTGATATCGTTTACAATGATACTGTATTTTTTCATGGGTTGTTTGGATCTAGTCCTAAACTAATTAGGTATTCACGCCACCAATCTGGTTGTTCTTGTTTCCATTTGGGGACATTCATACCCCTTTCAGAGTAATATTGAAACAATACTTCATCTATAATCTGTGCGATCTCCATATTCCTCTTCCTCTTCGTCAACATCTGCATATGCATTTGCCACATAAGGTCCGTGTGGTTTTTTGGATTCAGTTCTGACATATGTTTGCTCCTCATTTACAGCAGCAATCCACACACTTAGTTTCATAATAATCCAGATCAATGCTAAGGGAGTGAAGCATCCTATTAGAATTAATGGGTTCATTTTTCATACAAGCGAATGAGATATTCTGCATCCACAACAGCAAGAGGTTTCTTGCCATTCTTTTTCATAATCAAAAGAGGTTCATACTCACCTGAGTTTAGCACAGCTTGCTCGTAAGCATCCCAAACGTTAAGTTTTTCTACGTTTTTACACTCGATACTGTGTGGAAACTTTGACCTCGCTGCCCGTGCCATAATCAAGTCTTCCCCACCAGCACCCATCGAGCGAGATTCTATATCTTCAGGGTGAACATCAAGCATCTCAATCAACTTATCTCTTACCCACTGTTGAAGACGGCGACCCTTTGCTTTTGCTGATTGAGTTTTCATAAAAAAATACCCCACTTGGGGGTATTTATTAAGTCAGCGGGTCATCCCACGGATCTGGTATTTCCATTTGATTGCTTGAAGCATAAAAGCTTCTGCAAGAGTGCTCGGTCCTAACTTCATTAAGCAGAACTCTTTGTCTGTTAGGTTTGGGTCTGCTAGTGCTCTCTGTTTCCAGTTTTCTATCATAGTTTGAAACCACTGAACGAATCTTTCTTAAGATCTTGCTTAATCCCACCACTTAAATAACTCTCCACTTCTGTTTCTTGAGGTGCTACCTGTACTCCACTAGAATTAAACCAGTGTTCCGTCCAAGGCAGAGGATTGTTCTTGGCAGGGACATCATAGATTGGTTTGAGTCCAATCGCCTTCATCCTACGATTAGCAGTCCATTGAACGTACTTCTGTAGAAGTGGTGCGTTTAGACCAATCATAGAACCATCTTTGAATAGATACTCAGCCCAAATCTCTTCTTCATCAACACACTTACGGAACATCTCAATGACATTCTGCTCCTCTTCTTTCATAATCTCAGTGATTACAGGGTCATCACCTGCCGCCCACTTATTAATGATTTTCTGAGTGATAGTCATGTGTTGTGCTTCATCCCTGGCAATCAACTTAATAATTTTAGCATTACCTTCCATCTTTTGTCTCTCTGCAAATGCAAAACTGCAAGCAAATGAAACATAAAAGCGAATACCTTCTAGGATATACACATTAACGATGGCACGATAGAGCCTACGCTTGAGTTCTTTGAGTTCCCACTGTGCTGCATCAACTTGCTCTAGGGCATGTTGCCACGAATTACCAGCACCCCACTCCTGTGCTGCCTGAACGAAATCATCATATGCTGCTGTGACAGAGGTAGCACGTTCAAGAATTCTATCATCAGTAAGAATGTGATCGAAGACATCACTAGGATCTGGATACACATTCTTAATGATGTATGTGTATGAACGGGAGTGAATCATCTCCATCGTCTGCCAGATATTCATGGCAGATTCTAGTTCAGGAAGAGAACAGAATGGAATGAATGCCATACCAGGAGCACGACCCTGTACTGAATCCAGCATAATCTGGTACTTCAAGTTGGAAGTAAAGATATGCTTC